GGCAATTGTAGGAGTACATTAAACTCAAAGAAAGGATGTTAAACATATGTTTAATTTTTTAAAAACCCTAAAAGGAGATAAAGTTATGGCAACAGCTAAACTATCAAAAACAGCAAAAGTGAGAAATCTTTTTGCAAAAGGTTCTGATGTTTCTTGGAAACAATTAAGAAACACTTACGACCTTAAATCACCAGCTGCAATGGTTGGTAAATTAAGAAACGAAGGAATGATGATTTATGAAAATCGTGGTTCTAAAGGCGTTTCGTACAGAGTGGGTAATCCATCAAAAGCTATTATAGCTGCTGGTATTACTGCTGTATTCGGTAAGCAAGTAGCTTACTCAGCATAATCGCAAGGGAAGGGCCCCTAACGGGGCCTTTCTTACTAATTATTAACCAAAAGGTTTTTTATGACAGATAGCGAAGAAAAACAAAGACAACTAGATGCTACAATGGAAAATGAGGCGGCGCCACCAAGTCCTATGGTGCAGATTTCATTAAAAGAATATGATAAATTAAAAGAACAAAGAAATTATATTACAGATCCTAGTTTAATTGCCATTATAGATAAAATGGAAGAATTAACTAGAGCATTGAGAAGACATATTGTTAGGAAGTTTTAATGGGGTTATTAGGATTATTTTTTATAGGTGTACCAGTAACAATAATAGTCTTATATACTATATTAAAAGTAAGAGAACATGATGAAAAATAAATTTATAGATCCTAAAAATCCAAATACCGTTGGTAAAAGTGCATGGAATTTAGGTAATCATTTACTAATATATATGTTTATAATGGCATTAGTATTCGTGGTATATGTGTCGTATAAATAGATACATGAATTGAAGGAGAAATTATGGCAGAGCAACAACAAAGAAATCCAAATTTAATGAATCCAAAAGCAATGGCAGCAGTAGCCGGTACAAGAGGTATAGGTGAAAATGTAGTATTGTTTTCAGAGGTTCTAACAAAAATTAACAACGCAAAAGATAAATCAAAAAAAATAGCAATATTAAAAGAATATGATAACGCACCATTAAGACAAGTGTTAAAGGGTGCTTTTGATAAAAGTATTATATGGGATTTACCAAAAGGTGATCCACCATATATTGCTAACGAGGCACCAATAGGTACTGAACACGGTTTATTAAGAAATGAAGCCAAAAGATTATGGCATTTTGTACAAGGCGCTGATGGTGACACTACAAAAACACAAAAAGAAACCATGTTTATTCAAATACTAGAGGGTCTACATCAAGATGAAGCTAAAGTTTTACTTGGTATGAAAAACAAATCATTAAATAAGATGTATAAAGGTCTTACCGAATCAGTTGTCAAAGAGGCATTTGGTTGGAATGATAAATTTTTGCGTTCAGAACCAGAACAAAAATAGAACAAAACCACTAAAAATAAGTAAAATAAAGCGAAAAAAACGCTTGACTAATGAGCAAATATAGTGTATAGTATACCAATAAATATTGAGAAAGGATATATTATGAAAAAAATGATACTTATACTTGCTGTTTTGTGGTTCAGTTTAAACGCTTTTGCAAAATCAGTACAAGCAAATGATTATAACACAGCTGTTATTGCTCATGTTGTTAAAGAAAACATAAGCGGTGACGGTGTGGATATGTCAGTGTTAGAAACAGAGTTAGCCAGGTTGGCATACAATTTTTCTTTGGAGATGACAAGTGTTTTAGAAAAACATTTACCATCTATTTTAGAAAGTATTGCTCAAGAGCTAAGAATGAAAGCTGATGAAAAATACAAAGAGGAAATAAGTGGCTAAAAAAAGAATAAAATCAGATGTACTTCCTGGCATACCATTTGAATTTGATTTCTATATGGTGTATTGGGAGGATATACAATCAGATTCAGGTTGGCGTACTCTAAAAGAGATACAAAAATCTAAACCTGCTATTTGTGTATCTACAGGTTGGCTTGTAAAAGAAACCAAAGATGTACATGTATTAATGAGTGATTATAATTATGATGAAGACTTAATTGAGTTAGGTGATGGCGGTAATACTACCGTGATACCAACTAAAAATGTAATTAATAAATTTTTAATCAAAGGTTTGTAATGAGAAGGAGAACTATATTATGGCACAAACAAGAAAATCAAAGGAACTTGACCACTATCTAAAGTCGGTCATCAATTCTGTACCTAAAAAACTAGACAGTTTTATTAATAGTAGTAATAAGACTATTATTTACTATACTGGTAATTGGGCTACAGATGTGTTAAACAATTTCACAGAAAAACAATCAGAAAAAATATTTAAGACCATGTCTAAATATATGAATAATAATGATTTGCAATTCTTTCAAAAGAAGAATAAAAATATTGAAATAGGTACTTGGTCAGTGTACGGCGAGAATGAGCCAGAGTCTATTTCTAGTTATGATTATATTGTAATTAGGAGGGCTTAGTGAAACAAAAAATCAAAACAATTCTACAAACATTAATGGTTGTAACGGTCATCTTGTTTGTTTCTGGTATATGGTATGTTGTATCGGCAGAAAAAGAAAATGTTAAGGCTGCTGAATTAGAACTTGAAATGGAAGAAGTGGTAGAAACCCTAGAGGCAATTACCACACACACATTACCAAACTTTGAGAGAGAAAACAATCAAACATTTATTAATAGTACGATTGCTTGTGTAAATTATATTTACAATACCACAAGTGACATTTATCCTGTAAACTTAGAACTATTGGTAGCTCAGGCTGCCTTAGAGAGTGCATGGGGTAATAGTAGATTTGCCTTAGAGGGTAGAAATCTATTTGGTATTCGTACATATGATTTGAGAGAACCACATATGTTACCATCTAATAACCCTAAGAAATGGGGTGTAAAAGTGTATATGCATGAATGTGATTCTGTACAACACTATATTAATATACTAAATAATGGTACAAAGTTTGAAGAATATAGAAAACTAAAACATGTACAAAATATTAACGACCCATTTAAATTGGTTATGACACTTGACGCCTATGCTTCAGATAAACACTATTTTGATAAAGTAAAAAGAATTATCAAAATGTTAAGGGAAGATTACACATTAAATTAAGAGTAACATGTTTACAATATTAATAACTTTTTTAAGTGCGATATCTATATCAGTTATAGCGGCTGGCTATTCTATTATAGGTTTATCCACTTTATTTGCAGGTGCAGTTATACCTATCATTGCTATGGGTAGTGCATTAGAGGTTGGTAAATTAGTTGCCGCTTCTTGGTTGTATAATAACTGGCGTAATAAACTTGTACCAAAAGCCATAAAGGCATATTTAACATTTGCAGTAATAGTATTAATTTTCATCACATCTATGGGTATATTTGGTTTTTTATCAAAGGCGCACCTAGATCAAGTACAACCTACATCTTCTAATAATATTAAAATAGAATTACTTAATACACAAATTGACCAACAAGAAAAAGTTATAGAAAGGTCAAATAAAACACTAACTCTATTAGACAAGGCATTAGAAAAATATGTTGATATGGAGTATGTGACGAGAGGTTTAAAAGAAAGAGCAAAACAAAAACCAGAAAGAGACGCATTAACACTTGCTATAAACAATGCTAGTGATGTAATTGCAAAACTAACTACTGAAAAAGCTACTCTTAAATTAGAACAAGATAAGATAGAGGCTGAAGTAGGACCAATTAAATATATCGCAGAATTAATTTATGGTGATGAAGCAAAAGACCATTTTGACAAAGCCGTCAGGTGGGTAATTATAGTTTTAATTTTTGTATTTGACCCATTGGCTGTATTACTATTGATAGCAGCTAACATATCATTAAGGAGTAGAAAAGTTGCCAAAGAAGAAGACGAAACAAAAATACAAAAAGATTACCAAAAAGAAGCTGCTAATGCAAAAGTTAAAGCGAAAAGAGTCAGAAATAGAGAAAAATTTTATAAAGATATTCTTAAAAAAATAGGTAGTGGTAAATTAAAATCTAAAGATTATGATGAAATGAAAAAATTAGGCTTAAATACAGATGAAATTCGTATAAAATTGAATCAAATAATGGAATGGAACAATAATTAAAGGTTGCCAAATACTAAAAAATGTTATATAATGATACTATGATTACAGAAAGTTTAAAAGATAAACGTATCAAGAACGCAGAAACAGCTTGTAGAGTGTCTATGTCAGATTGGGCAAAGAACTATTGGTTCGGTGTGTTCTCAAAATTATGTAAAAAGTATGGTCGTGATGATTATTTTAGAAAAACTATAAATTAAAAATGAATAAATTTTATACATTATCAAATATTACAATAATTGTTTTACTAATTTACACTATATCTTTCATCAAACAAGATATGAAACTTGAATCATATAAGACAAAAAGAGCTTTAGTTTTTTTAGATAACAAATTGTCAAATATACAAGATAAAATGTTAGATAATAAAATTGATGTAACTGTTGACACAACAGATATTGATAAAAAATTAAAACATCTTATTAATGAATTAGCTGATATAGAAAATGAATTATTAAATTTAAAAATTAAACTAAATGATAAGAAAAATCAAAGAGTTTTTCCACCAAAGTATAGAAATATAAATTTATGAATGTATTTTATGTAGATAAACATCCTGTTAGAGCTGCTGAGCAGATGATTGATAAACATGTTGTTAAAATGATATTAGAATCAGCACAATTGTTATCAACTTGTCATAGAGTATTAGACGGTACTGAATACTATGATAAGACAGCAAAAGGTAGAAAAATTAAAAGATGGTTACACCCTAACTCTAATTTAGAACCTATACTATATAAAGCAGGTTGGGTAAAACACCCTAGTACAATATGGTTATTTGAATCGGCATACAATTACATGTGGTTATATAAACATATGATGGCTCTCAATGAAGAATATAAAAAAAGATACAATCATACTACAGATCATTTAACAATACAAAAATTAGGTGAGATATTAAAACATCCACCAAATAATGCTAAATATAATAAAATTGCAACTGATCCTAAACCAGCAATGCCAGATTATTGTAAAATACCTGGTGACGCAGTAGGCAGTTATCGAAAGTATTATATTATGGAAAAACGAAGATTTGCTACTTGGAAAAGTCCAGCAAAAATACCACAATGGTACATAGAAGGAGTAAAACAAAATGCGTGAACAAATAATAGAGGCAATTAAAAAACATGCCGAAGGACATATAGCTAAACATAAATCAAATGTTGAAATTTTTTTACAACAACCAGTTGGTGTTGCTAGTCATCCTGATCATATAGAGACAATTGAAAAAGAATTAAAAGAGATTGCTCACTATGAAGAACAACTAGAAGTAATTAATAAACACTTCACAGTAAAAGACCCTTTCAAAAATTAATGCCAATATACACCTTTGAAAATAAGAAGACAGGCAAAATCTATGACGATATGATGTCTATTGCAGAAAAAGAAAAATTTCTGAAAAAGAATAAACACATTAAACAGAAACTTACCACTATAAATATATCAAGTGGTGTTCAAGGTATTAGTATGAAAACAGATGGTGGTTGGAAAGATAATCTATCAAGAATAGCTGATGCTCATCCAACTAGCGAGTTGGCACAACAACATAGAAGACGGTCAATTAAAGAAGTAAAGACACAACAAGTGGTAGAGAAACACCGAAAAATACAACAAGGTAAAAAGTAATGGCAAAAGATATACCAGATTATTTAAGAGAATATGACCTTGATCAAGATTGGGGTTTTACACCAGTAAGTAAAGCACCTGAATCTTCACCGGCTGTAAATACTTCCGTTATAGAAACTAACAATGTTGAATTAGCAAAAGTAAAATCAGATGTCGGCGATATTAAAAGTATGATGAATGAAATTATGCAAATCGTGGCAGAAAAAGAAACTGTAACACAAGAACTAGCAAGTGAAGATGTTACAAAAAGATTTAAAGAAATAGAAAAGTTAATATTACCATTTCTATATAATCTTATGAAATCTGATGAACCTTATATACATTGGCCTAATAGATCGCCAATTATCAAGGCACAGATAGAGAAGTTGTTAAAACTTACAAAAGGAAAATAAATGAAAGCAAATTATGATAAGTGTTTAGAAACAATATTACACCATGAGGGTGGTTATGTGAACCATCCAAAAGACCCAGGTGGTGAAACTAATCTAGGTGTTACAAAAAGAGTTTACCTAGAACATGGTGGCACAAAAAATATGAAAGACCTATTAGTCGAAGATGTGGCACCTATTTACAAAAAAGGTTATTGGGATAAAATGAAAGGTGATGAACTACCAAATGGTTTAGACCTTTGCGTTTTTGACTTTGGAGTAAATGCAGGTCCAGGTAGAAGTGCAAAATATCTACAAACAATGATTGATACAGTAGCAGACGGTGGTATTGGTCCTAACACATTAACTAAACTTGCTGAATATGTTGAAAAACATGGTTTGGCAAAAGCAATTGACAACTTTCAAGAGGCAAGACAAGATTACTATGAAAAGTTATCTACATTTGCTACTTTTGGTAAAGGTTGGACAAGAAGAGTTGATGAAACAACTCAATTAGCTAAAACAATGATTAGCTGAGAAGAAGAACCATTTAAATCGGAAAGAGATAAACTTAACGATTTATACATGTTACACAGGTCAATCTAGGCTTGACAATATAATGATAAGTGTATATAATAGATATATAAATTGAAAAGGAAGTAAATATAATGACTAAGAAAAACTTTATACAACTAGATGAGAGTAAATTCCCTACAACAAAGGGTAAAAATATTGATGGCTTCAGGTTTTATCAAGTTGATGACAAGGCATATCCATCCGTTACAACTGTATTAGGTGCTATACCAAAACCAGGTCTTATGGCATGGCGTAGAAATGTTGGTGAAGAGGCAGCTAAGTGGGAGATGAATAGAGCAGCTCGTAGAGGTTCTGCTACTCATACACTTGTTGAACAATATTTAAAAGGTGAAGTACCATCTATTCGTGATGTATTACCATTAGGCATGTTTAGATTATTAAAACCTTATTTGGATCAAATAGATAATATACATGCAATAGAAAGAATAATGTATAGTCATAAATTGACCATTGCAGGTCAAGTTGATTGTATTGCAGAATACAATGGTAAATTATCTGTAATTGATTTTAAAACTGCTAACAAAGAACGAGTAGATAGTTGGAATGAAAACTATTATATTCAATGTACTGCCTATGCGATTATGTATGAAGAACTATTTGACACACCTATAGAACAAATTGTAATTCTTCAAGCAGGTGAAGACGGTTCATGCAAGTCATTCGTAAAGAACACGGCTGACTATAAAGAAAAACTTGGCGATGCTATTAAAGGTTTTTATAAATATTATGAAGAGAAGACAAAAGGCATAACGTCATAATGGTCTCTAAAGGGAGCAACCATGCAAATAAAAAAAAACTTAATGTTGGCCTTTTTGCTAATTTTTATATTTACAACTAATATATCATTTGCAGACCATAAACCAACACTAGAATATGATGGACTAGAATGGGCACAATTACCGGTTATTTGTGGTAATACAGAATCAATAAATGAATATCTAATACATAACGAATTTATATTAGAAAGTTTATCAGTAGGTAAAGAAGGCACTAAAAAAGACGGAATGAATGTCTATATGGTTAGTTACTTTATTAATAATGATAAAACAGAAACTATAGCTGTATTAACATCACCATCAGCATTAGAAAGTTGTATGATGTACAGATCATTTGAGTTAGTATTTCCTGGTATCAGGACATAGAATTAGTCGTTGACTACAATTATAGTAGATACGCTGGACGAGAGTGCAATTCTCTCCAGCTCCACCATAACTACATGAAAAGATTAACACAGACAATTTTCATGTAGTTTTGATGGGGCTGATATAGGTTTCGACAGGTATTAAGAAAATTGTAAGAGATTAATAGGTGGCAACCTCTCATGCTAATTAAACGCAAACAATAATACATTTGCATTAGCAGCTTAATAACTGCTTAGGGTTTTGTGGGTTGTGCCTCGTAACAGAAACAATCCACGCTTTACATTTTTAACAATAAGTGATATATTATAAGTATGAATAGCAAAGAATTTAGTTTAATTATAGAGGGTGTTGTTAGAGATAAAAGACCAATCACCTATTTGGAAGCAATACTATGGTATTGTGAAGAAAATCAATTAGAAGTCGACTCAGTAGGTCGTCTTATTTCAAAATCACTAAAAGAAAAAATACAAGTAGAAGCTAGTAAGGTTAATTTAATTAAAATGCCTGAAACAGGTAAATTACCTATATGAAAAAGTATAAAGATAAAATTGATGACTTTTTTAAGTGGGTAAAAGGTACAGAGTTAGTTCAATTAGATGATATTGATGTATCAGAGGATCCAGTAAGACCAGAATTGTCATTAGGTTTTAGAATTACACACGGTAGGAAAATATTTGGTCTAAAATATAATAATGAGATAGAGGCAATAGTTTGTATTGCGTTATGTCCTGAAGTGCCATTTACTGTAAAAGAATTAGATTATATGTCACAATCAGCTAATCAAAATGGACATGGTGAAATAGTTGTAGCATACACTGTTTGGTCTAGAAAAAGAGGTGCAGGCAGAGAGATCATACAAAAATTAAGAGAGTGGGTAATAGATAAAGATTTTAAAAGATTAGTTACATTATCACCATTAACACCTATGGCAACACATTTTCATATTAAAAATGGCGCAAAACAGGTACATATTAATGATGAGACACAAAATTTTGAGTATAAATTATAATGTATGGCGGCTTTGATGTATTTAAAACATATTTGGCAGTTAAGAATCACTTTACTACCGATTACGATTATAACAAATATGGTGGTAGAGTTACGGCAAAGTTGGAAAGTTTTACTAAAAGACCAGATAGGTACTTTTTTCATAAACTTTCTAAAAGATATAATGAGCGAGACATATTGGATTTTTTTGTTGCTAATTTTGCTGTTGACGGTAATAAGTGGATTGGTAATGTTATAAACAATGAGGGTGCTGAAAATTATACCAAGTATAGAAAATATAAAGAGTCATTTGACTACCATTTTCGCAACGATTGTGTGGCTATTCGCAATGATTTTGACAACCGTTCTATTCTTTTTAATGATGGCTTTGCTGTACATATGGGACAACATCCTAGAGTTTTACGATTACATTTACAAAGGAAAATTCACATCCAGACCACCATCATACTTGACACAATATTATCGTTTAGTAAGGTATGGAATAAAGAAATTAATGAAAAAATTGTATGGCCTAAAATCTCACTTACGCTTGCCAAACTAAAACCTTTTGTGAGTTATAATGATACACAGGCAAAATTAATTATGAAAGAAGTTTTTAATGGTTGAAGATGTAAAAAGAAAAAAATTAGACGATAAGATTAAAGAATTGAACTCTACTAGAGTATTCAAAAAGATTACACCAAAAGGTGACTTATCATGGTACATCAAGTGGGTGTCAGTTGTTCTTATACTAGTAGCAACATCTGTAAGAGCTACAGGAACATTACCACATATTGATTTATGGTTTGGACTATTTGGAACTGTAGGTTGGTTTATCGTTGGTTATCTGTGGCATGATAGAGCTCTTATCTTATTAAATGGTGTGTTAGTTACACTTATCTTTACAGGACTATTAAACTATTATTTTGGGAGTTAACATGAATAAAATTAAACAATTTTGGATTAAATCTTATCAATCTGATAAGATAGCATTTTACTTAGAACTTATAAGTTTTGTGTTTACAGTAGGTGCAAGTATGACGTTAGCACTAACGGCTGATCAACCCGATATGCGAGTTGTATATCCTGGTTTTTTTATTGGTAGTTTGACGGCCACATATGCTCACTATAGAAGACAGTTAGCATGGCCTATGATACTTGTTGGTTACTTTTCATTAATGAATGTCTTTGGA